CCCGGCCCCCGGAAGCTGTCCCAAGGCCGCCTTGTTCAGCTCGGCTTCGAGCACCCGGTCGATCTCTCCACTGTCGAGCCGGGCCGTCACCGCGTCGAAGACCTTCGTCTCGAGCACCTTCAGCTTGTCGAGAGCTTTGCGAAGCACCTGCCGCTTCGCTTGCGGGAAAAAACCCACCAGCTCCTCCAGCAGGGCCGTGGTGGCCGCGTCGATCGCGTCGCCCGCCATCGCCTGACCGAACTGCTCGTCGGTGATGCCCTTGGCGTCCGCTTCGGGCTTGCACAGCGCATACACCACATCGCAGAGCAGCACGGGATCGGTAACCAGCCGCTCAAGCAGCTTGCCGTCGATTGCCTGCATCAGGTCCACATCGAGCAGGCCGCGCACACGCTTGATGGCGTCGACGTTGATCGTGAGCGACCAGGTCCGGCCGGTGTTGTCGTTGAAGGTTTTCATGGTTTGTTTCCGGGGGCGGGGGTTAGGCCACTTCCATCCACTGCGGGGCGTTGGCCGCGTAGGTCGGCTTGATCGTCACGCTCACGGTGACCGCCTCTTCGAGCGGCTCGTTGCGGGAGAAGTTGAAGACCTCCATCGTTGCCCGCAGGCCCTGCGAGCCGGAGGCGGTGATGTCGCCGTCCATCACGGCGAACTCGATCGGCGTGTCGTTGAACCACGCGTCCTTGATGGCGGTGAACCCGGTGTCCTGGGTGTCCCAGACCATCTCGAACTCGATCGAGCCGTCCTTGAGCGTGCCGGCCAACGCCCGCCAGCCGCCGTTGGCGCGGGTGGTGACGTCCGCCTCGCCTTTCTCCAAGCTGAGGGTGAGGTCCTTCACGTTGGTCAGCTCGACCCAGACCGGTGTGGCAAAATCGCCGGTGTTGCGGTAGAGCTTGGCTTCCATCCCGAGCTTGATGCCCATGGCGGTGTCTCCTTATTTCACTGAATCCCGCCACATGGGCGGTAGCTTGGGTTGTTCGGCTTCGAGCGCCGGCCCCATGTACGGGCGGGCGCGGTAACGGGCCGTCCGGCGTCGGCCGGAGCGGGGATCACGGATGCGGACGGTGCCGCCGTACTCCAACAGCGACGGTGCTTCGCCGTTCGAGTTGGAAAGTGCGGTCGGGCCGATCACGACGGAGCTATTCCGTCGGTCGTACCCGAAGAAAATGAGCCTGCGTAGCAGTGCAACGTGCGAGTGCGGCGGGCCACCGGGCGCACTGGTTCCCTTGCGTTTCCGGATGCTGGTGCGGGCGCGTTGACGGACGAATGCCCCGAACCGCGAGAGAACCCGCCGGCTGGCCCGGTCGGTCGCGTCGATCACCTGCTTGCGATCGAAGAACATCGACTTGTCGATCTTGAAGCCGATCATCGGGTCACTCGGTAAGTCAGGGTCAGGACGCTGGTGAACTGTCGGAGTTGGTCCATGTGTTCGGGGGCGTAGATCGGATCGTTCTGCGACCGCAACCACACCGCCCCCGGCAGTTGGGCGAGGCGCTTCGCACGCAGGAGGTCGGAGATCTGTTCCACCTGCTGCATCAGCGCGTCGATGGTGATCTGCTGGTCGTCCTGAAACCTTTGCTGGATGCCGATGTCGATCTGCACGTCGTGCTGGCAGTAGGCCCGGCCCATCGGCTGGATCGCCACCGCACGCGGCACCACGCTCACATGCAGCGTGTCCATGTCCTTGAGCTCGAAGGTCGGGACGTAGTGGCGCTGGGCGCTGATACCGCTGGGCAGCACATCCGCGTCGTTGATCTCGGCGACCACGGCCTCGGCGATGTCGATGATGGCGCTCATTAGTAGCCTCCGTTTTCGATGGCCCGGCGAATCCAACGCACATCCCCGCTGATCGTGTCGAGTTGCCTCTCCAATCCGCGCAGGCGTGTCTCGTGGTCGTCGAGGCGTTCATCGTGGTACTCGATGGTGTACGACGTACCGGCCCAGTTGGCGGCGACCGTCCATGTGGCAGTCAGCCCCAGCACACCCCAACTGACCAGGAGGCCGATGACCGCCCAGTCCAGGACGCTGTCGGCGAGGGGCTTTCGCGGTTTGTCGGGATTGGTTTCGGTCATAGGGAGGACTCCTGGATGAGCTTGGTGTGGATGCGATAGGTCGTGCGTTGGGGATCGCTGTAGCGCCACTCCGGTTCGTCACTGCCGAAGGGCATGACCTCGTGGGTGTAGACCTTGCCCCCGGAGGTTTCGATGACTTGGTCGCCGCGTCGAGGCTCGATGGCCTCGCCGTTGATCACGAGGTCCGCTACACGGACCAGGAAGTCCCGGCTGACGTAACGAACGGTCCCGCCTGCGGCGTCGTCGAAGCGGAACACGGTCTGTCCAGTGGTGGCAGGCACCTGGACGCTGTCGCCGCCACGCTGATAGGTGACGGACGACGACAGGTGCGTGTCCCGCTGATCGGCAAGCCACGCTGCGCTTTGTTCAAGCAGGTTCGGCAAAGTCGTTCTCCTACTGGCTCAGGCGGACGCGGAAGCTCGGGTCGTCGTCGGTGGCTTCGCGGATCGACTTGCCCAGCAGCTTGCCGCCGCCGGTCGCGGCCTTCTTGGCGTTCTGATCACCCTCGTGCCAGTACACGTTGATGCCCGCGCCGCTGCCGGTGTCGGCCCCGGTGGGTTTGGGGAAGTCGAAGACCCCGGTGACATGAACCGCGCCGAGCTCACCGGCTTTGATGTCACGCTTGGTAACGCCGATGAGCATGTCAATGACGACCACGGTCCCCGCGGGTGTGTCTTGCGTCGGGGTGAAGTCGATGGCGTCGCCGTCTTGGATGAATGGTGCGATGGGCATGGTGATGGTCCTTGTTAAGCAGACTCAAACTGTGGGGTTGACTTTTCCGGGGGTGGCGGGTGTTTAGGCTTCACCTTTGAACTTCACGCCGCCCCGGAATTCCTGCAGCGCGACACCGAAGTCGTGGTAGCCCCGCATCTGGATGCCCAGGACGTTGAAATCGGCGTCGGCAGATTCGACGACGGGTTCCTGCTTGCCGTTGAGGAACGCCACTTCGATGACGGGCATGTCGGCCGGCTCGGCGAGCAGATACCACGCCTTGGTGCTCGACCCGGCGTACTTGGCGTTGGACAGGTAGCTGGACCGCAACACGCGGAACTTGCCCGAGTGCGGGTTGCTGGTCATGTACTTGGTCTTGCTGGCGTTGCCGTCCTCGCGGACCTCGGTGGCGTTCATCAGCTGGGTCGCGGTGACCAGCAGTCCATTAGGCACGAGGAGGATCGCCGGGCTGATCGCCATCGGATGGCCGTCGGGGTCGGTCTGATCGAGATAGAGTTGCTCGGCCTGAGTCAGGGCGTCGATGCCCAGTGCCGTGGTCGCGCCCTCGGCGTAGTTGCCACGTGCGGTGGTGTAGAACGCCGCGTTGCTGAGGAAGGCGGTCCAGAACACGTCGTTGAGCTTGAGGGCCGCACCGCGTCCGAGGCGACGCGGCACCGAGGTCAACGCCCCGAGGTCGTCGTTGATCAGGTCGGTGCGGGTCAGGCTGAACATCCGCCCGTAGGTCTGGGCCTGGTTGGTGTAGTTCTCTTCGCCGACATGGGCGTGCTTGAGTTCGCCATCAGGCCCAACCTGTTCATACTCAAACCCGCCGGTCAGCCGGTAGCTCGTGACCTGCTTGAAATCCTGCACGCTGCGGGTGGCGGCGACTGAGCGCCACGCCGACTCGACAGCGGCGAAGCCTTCGAGCAGGAACTTGTTCGCGGTATTGGAGAGAATGCCGGGCAGACTGAACGTGCTGAACGCGGCCTGGAGCACGCCGCGCATGTCGGTGCGGAAGTTGCGCCCGTCGTAGCCGTTGGCCCACGCCACTTCAAGCAATAGTTGCTGCAGGCCGATCTGCCCGCGGAACCGCTGGTCGGCCGCGTCGAGGGTCTGCTCGTCGAACTGCTCCTCGGGTTTCTGCATCCCGCCCGCCAAGCACACGGCGGCGGCGAGCACGCCCGGAAATTGTGCCGGGTTTCCACTAAAACCATTTCCGGGGCCGGTGGCGGTGGTTTTGGGGCGACTGGCGCGGAGCACCTCCAACTCGGCCTTCTCGACCGACCAGCCCCCTTCGATGGCCTGGGCCGCGATCTCCGCGTGACGCTCCCCGCAGGTCTTGCGGATCGCGGCCTGGCGTCGCAGCTCATCGGCGGCCTGTTTGCGGCTCGCGTGAAGGGTGTCGTCTGAGTCATCAGCCGACGCCTCAACGGTCGTGGCATGAGACTGTTCCGTGTTGCCGCTTGGGTTTGTGGCGGCATCGGCGTTGACATTCGATTCGTTGCATTCAGGCATGGCGGATTGCTCCTTGTGTTGTGCGGCGATGGTGGCGGAAGTCGCTCCGTCCGCACCGAGATCGACGAAGCTGATTTCGCCCAGCGTGGTCTTGCGGGCGACGTAGACGGGGCCTTCGAAACTCCGACCGTTGACATTGACGAATTTGCCGGCGCGGATCAGCTCGGCCTGTTGGACCGATGCACCGATCGATGCCTGCCAGGGGAAGCCACGCTTCCCGCTGGCCACGACTTCACGCGCGGCGGGCGTGTCGCGGGAGATCACACCCTCGGCGATCAGGGCGACCCCGGAACCCACGCCCTCGGCAGCGATGCGTTCGCTGTGGCCGATCCCTTGGAATGCGCTATGGGCGAACCGGATCGAACGACGCTGAGAAGGGATGTGCAGACCCTGGAGATCGACGACCACGGGGTGTCGCCAACCGTTGATCCGCATGGCGTCGCCGGTGTATGCGACCATTCGAAACGTCGGCAAACCCCCGGAAGTATCAGATTCACTTCCCTCAATGTCAGTGGCATTCCGGGGGGCCTCGACCGTGATCGAGGTGTCTTCACAAACCAGCGCGAGTTCGCTCGGGATGGTTTCAGGTTGTGCGGTGGTCGGTTCGCTCATCGCGGGGCGATTCCTCCTTTTCTTCGTCGTCTGCGCTGTCGGTGTGCGGCTTAGTCTCGGCCGGCGTCTCGGACAGGCCGAGTTCATTCATCAGCGCCGCCTCCTTGGCGCGCTGACGAAGCTCCTGCTCCCAGTCGAGACCGGACTTGGCGTACTCGGCGGCGAGCGTGGTGGTGTTGCTCTGGAGACGGGTGGCCTGGGCATTGGCTTCCTTAGCCGGGTCGACGTGCTCGAATCCGTCCCAGAACCACTGGTG